GACATCCTCGCCAAGAGTGATGCCATGTCGATCGACCTGCACTACTGCTACCACCCTGTTGGCGCTAAGTGGACTGTCGGCACTGTCAACCCCACCCAGGCACAACTGGCGACGATTGGCAACTGGACGAAGGTGTACGAGACCAAGAACATTGGTATCGTGCGTGCTACTTGTACTTCTAACTACTGAGGTAACTAGCCATGGCACAACCTTCCCAGTTTGAGCTGTCCACCGAGCAGTACATCACTGCTACCCACTACATCGCCTCCTCGGTGGCTGATGTGCAGTTCTTCACCGCTCCGGTGAAGTGCGAAGTGGTGAGCATCCGTGAAGTGCACGCCGTCGCTGGCGATGACGGTTCTGCTGTCACCGGCACGATCCGTCGTTGCCAAGGCACGGAAGCCGCAACCGCTGGTGATGACCTCCTCGGCACCACCAAGATCAACCTCAAGGGCACCGCTCTGACCAGTCAAGCTCCGGCTCTGACTGACACCACCGCCAACTTGACACTGGATGCAGGCGACCGCCTGTCGCTGGATGTCACCGGCACCACCACCAATCTGGCTGGTGTGATCGTCACCGTGCTGCTCAAGCGCGTCTGATGGGGCTGTTCGCTTTTCGGCGACTGCGTGAACGGGAGGCTGCCTCTACGGAGGTGGCCTCTCTTCCTACTTTGACACCACAGGTGCAAGAAGATGGCAGTAACAATCGACGCAACAGTGGGCGGCGCAAACGCCAACAGCTACCTGACCCTGGCAGCAGCGCAGGCGATAGTTGACGGCTTCATCCAAGACGATGACGTCATCGCATGGGCATCTGCAACGACGGATCAAAAAAACCGAGCGCTGTTCACCGCAACGCAACGGCTCGACCGTGAGCGGTTCCTAGGTGCACGCAGCACCGATACCCAGGCACTGCAATGGCCCCGGACTGGCGTGAGGCGGCCTGACACCTACATCAACACCTACGCCGTTGGGTTTCCGTTCCGCATCACGACGGACTACTTCGACGACAACGAGATTCCAGTGCAGGTGCAATATGCCGAGGTCGTGCTAGCGGTGTACCTGAACAACAACACCGACGCGCTGGGCCTCAGCGGGCTGGAAGATTACAAGAATGTGAAGATCGGCAGCATTGACGTGACACCTAGCAACGGCTACGGCGCCGTGGGTGCCGACAAGGTGCCGCCGTTGATGGAGCGTTACTTGACAGGGCTTAGAATTAGTGGACCTGGCAACATCGCAATCCGACGGTCATGAGCTATTTCCTAGGCGGTGGTGATGCAGTAATGCGCGCAGGGCTTGAGATCCCGACGCATGACTACATCAGCAACACCTACGACGGCAGCGGCAACCTGACCGAGGTCGAGTACTACCGCGGCGGATCCGGCGGCAAGCTGGTTGCCACGCTGACCATGACCTACGACGCCAACGACAATCTGCTGACCGTTACCAGGAGCTGACGATGACGCGCCTAGATGTTGCCACTGGTCAGATCCTGCAAGGCATCGACCTGTTGCAGATCTACGGCAATGACACGTTCGTCATCGGGCTTGACGGTGAGTTAAAACTGGCGCCAACAATCGGCACGCAGGTGCTCGAGTTCATCGCTACAGAGGACCTTGACCGGCTGCTGTACGAAGACGGCGACAAGATGCAACTGGAGGCTGCATGAGCCTAGCCAAACCGCTACGGAAGGTTGCCAGCAAGCTGATGGCAGAGCTTGGTGGTGCTGTCACCATCCGCACGGTGTCTGCTGGCGCCTACAACACCGCGACAGGTGCGATCACCGAGACCACTAGCGACGCAGCGGTTCAGGGCGTGCTGGATCAGGTCAACGCACGCGAGGTGAATGAACTGGTGCAGGCTGGTGACAAGAAGCTGATCGTCGCTGCGGCCGACCTAGCGCTGGCGCCGACAACGGTCGATAAGGTGCTGATCAGCAGCGTGGTGCATCAGATCATCCGCGTGACCACGATCGAGCAGGACAACACCGCGATCACCTACGAGTTGATCCTAAGAGCATGAGCAACCTGCCCATTCGTGATATTGGTAACTACATGGGCGATCAGCTTGAGAAGCTGTTGCGCGTGACGGTGCTGGAGACTGACAGCAGACTGAAGCTGCAAAGCCCTGTCGATACCGGGCGATTCCGGTTCAGCTGGCAGATCGGCATGAATGCAGCCGATGGCACCCCGGCGCCAGAGGGCAGTTACGGTTCCGGCATTACACCACCCAAGGGCACCAACTACAAGCCAGGGCAAGAGAAGCTAGGCAACTACTACAGCATCCACAACAACTTGCCCTATGCCGAGCCATTGGCGCAGGGCCATAGCCGGCAGGCACCGGCAGGATGGGTGGACCGCACGGCTCGTGAGATGCAGCGCTTTGTTGATACCAATTGGGAGCGCATCAGGAGGCAAGGCTAATGGCTGCGGTCAACCTCAACACCGTCCGCGCCACCATTGAGGCCCGGCTTGCAACCGAGTTGGCGCTGTCGCCGGCTATTCCGGTGGTGTTCCACAACCAGCCCTATGTGCCGACGCCTAATAGCTCATGGGTGCAATGCCTGGTCAGCTTTGGCGCCAACGAGTACCTCACCATGGGCGGCACTACAGGCAGCAGTAATAGCGTGATCGGCGTGATTGCGATCAACATCTTCACGCCGTTAGGTGTTGGTCCCGGCGCTAATCTGACGATCGGCAAACGGATCAGGGACCTTTACAATAGGGTCATAGTCAGCGGTGTTCATTTTGACCCGCCGATCGGACCCGAGGTAGTGGCTGCGCCGGCGCCGGAGGGTTTCTTCCAAACACAGGTCAGACTGACCTTTGAAACCTTCGAGGATCTCTAGCCATGGCTTTTTACCGAGGGCAGCAAGGCAGCGTCAAGTTCGATGATGCCGGAACAACTGCCGCAACGATCGCCAGCACCCGCTCCTGGTCGCTGACTGTCGAAAAGGAATCACTCGACACCACTGCGCTAGGTGCGACCTACCGTGCGAACGTAGGCGGACTGATCAGTGGCAGCGGCACCTGCGAGCTGATGTACACCGCCAGCAGTGCCGATGAGACCAACGTGTTCATCGAGCACGCCAACACCGCATCCGACGATGGCGGCGCACTGTTCGAGCTGTTTTTGGATACAAGCGGCACCAAGAAGATCAGCTTTGACGGTGTGATCACATCGGCTGAGTATTCTGCAACAGTGGGCGAGATCGAAGTGATCACGGTCAACTTCGTGACCAACGGAACCATCACCCTCGACATCTGATCATGGCTTTCTATCGCGGTCAACAAGGGACAGTCTTTTTTGACAAGGCTGGCAGCGGCGGTCTGTCTGAGATCGCATCGGTGCGGTCATGGTCGATGACCGTTGAGAAAGAGTCGCTGGACGTGAGCGCTCACGGCGCCACCTACCGCGCCAACGTGGGCGGGCTGATCAGCGGCTCGGGCACCATTGAGGTGATGTACGACGCCCCTGGTGCTGGCGACAAGTTGGACCTGATCACAGATGCCAACCAAGCCACCGACGAGGCTGATGCAGCCGTTGAGCTGTACCTGGACGAAACCGGCGGCAAGAAGATTACAGGCACCATTGTGGTGACAAGTGCTGAGTACTCCGCTACTGTTGGCGAGATCGAGATCATTACGATCAACTTCGTCTCCAGCGGAACCCTTACCCTGAGCATCTGATGCCCGCCGCACAACGCCCGGTTGACCTGCTCGCCGGGGCATTTGACCTTAACCAGCGCCGTAAGTTCAGCATCAAGAACGATGCTGGTGATACGGTGCTGGATCTTTACTTTAAGCCGATCACCCGCGCAGACCGCAAGCGGGCTAGCAGTCTGGCTGGCTCCGATGAGGCACTGGAGATCAGCACCTACATGCTGTGTCAGATTGCTGAGCTGGAGGACGGCACCAAGGCATTTGCCCCGGCTGATGCAGCCAAGCTGCAACGCGAGCTGCCTGAGCGGGTGCTGAACGAGCTGGAGCTGTTCCTGTTTGGCCTTGGTGACAGCAGCGGCATTGAGGAAGCAAAAAAAGGCTAGGCCAGGACGGCCTGCTCTTCTTTGAGTTCTTCCTGGCCACTGAGCTTGGCATGACGGTCAGCCGGTTACGGACCGAGCTGACCGATGCCGAGTTCATCCATTTTGCAGCGTTCTACGAGATCAAATGCGAACGCGAAAAAGAAGCAATGGACAAAGCCCGCCGCCGGTAAACTGGTGCTATGGCAGTCTCCAACGTTGAGCTAAGGGTTGATGCGCGGCAGGCGGTTAATGCGCTGCAACAGACCAATGCCGCGTCACAAAAACTAGAGCAAAGCACACAAAAGCTAACAAACGCCCTTGGTCAGCAGCAACAGCAAGCAACAAGAACTGCAAAAGCAACCAATTCTGCATTCGGGCAGCTCATCACCACCCTTGGCGGCGTGGCTGCGGCATATGCCAATCTGCGAGTTGCGCAGCAGGCTGTGCAAACTGGCATTCAGCGAGAGGAGTCGGCCAGGCGATTGCAATTTCTGGCAAAGGGTTACAACGAAGTTACGCAGGCTCAACTTGCAGCTGCAAGGGCTGGGCGGCAATTTGGATTAAGCACGACAGAATCTAATCAGCAATTTGCGCAACTTTACGGCAGATTGCGTCCATTGAATGTAAGCATTCAAGACGTAGAAGCTGCTTTTATCGGTTTCAACACTGCCGCCAAGGTAAGCGGTGCAACGTCCGCTGAATCAGCAGGCGCACTGTTGCAGTTGACACAGGCTTTAGGTTCTGGGGTACTGCGAGGTCAAGAACTCAACTCGGTGCTTGAACAAGCGCCGGGTCTTGTCGTTGCGCTGACCAAAGAGCTTGGCGCACCAATCAGCCAGATTCGCAAGTTAGCTGAAGACGGCAAAATAACCAGCGAAGTCGTTATCCGCGCATTGAAGCGAGCTGCGACAGAAGGGGCTGGGCAACTTGAAGCGGCAATGCAAGGTCCATCGCAGCAAATCAAAAACCTGCAAAACGCATTTCAAGATTTTCAAGTTGAAGTGGTTCAGGCAATAATGCCGGCCGTTATTGAAAGCGTGAAAGCATTAACAAAGATACTAGAAAGCGCGACGCAGTATGTCAAAGACTTTGGCGCTGGTTGGCAGATTATCTCATCTGCGGTTAGCTCTGTTTTGGCACCATTCGAGGGATTGCTTGGCGTACTTGGGCAAATTGACTCACGCCTGAGAAGCATTGGCCAGCAGCCTGCTCTTAATATGCTTGCCGGGTTGCTGCCTGGCGGTGTCTTATCGCCACTCCTAAGCGCTCCTGCCGGATTGGGCCGCGGCGCTAGACAGACTGCCGCTGGCAGCGGAATGTATGGCAGATATTCACCCGGCAGCGCGCAAGTGCCATTTGCTCCTAGCAGGGCAACTGTCAGCCCCGCTGTCGTCGATGAAAAAGCAAAAGCAAAATCAGCGCGTGCGTCTGAGCGCGCAGCAAAAGCTGCTGCCGAGGAGCAAAAGCGCGTTGCACAGGTGATCCGTGATCGACTAGCAGAGGGGCAACTGATACAGCTTAAATCTGCACTACAAGACAAGATCTCTGCCGCTGAAATTGCAGGCGATAAGCAGCTCGGCGCACGACTCAAGGGGCAAGAGAAAGAACTTGAGATTCAACATCGCTATGCGCAGGCACTGGCACAAGAAAAAGACATCAGAGCGCAAGAGGCAATTATCTATCTAGGAAATACAGAACTTGTCGCTAATCGGCGTGAAATCGAACGCGAGTTGACAGAGCTGCAAAATGAAAGCGCTAGAAATCAAATCGCTGCACTTGAGAATCAAATTGGATTACAGGCTGAATTAACCGAGCAACAAAAACAGCAAAAGGCTATTGCTGACAGCCTTGCCGGCACGATTGGCGAGGGCATGACATCCGCGTTTAATGCGTTGATCCAAGGCAGCGAAGATTTCGGCAGCAGCCTGCGGCGCATCGCGTCTGGGGTGTTGATCGACATCGCCAATCAACTGCTGCGAGTGTTCGTCATCCAAAAAGCAATCAACGCAATTAGCAACATTTTTAGTCCGGCCAAGGCTGCTGGCGGGTTCTCTTATTCAGGCGTAACCGGCAGTGCCTTGGGTACCTCAATGCTGTCCGGGGGTTTTACGGCGACGCCATTCAGCACAATGGGCCTCGGCTTCCGTGCCATGGGAGGCAGTGTCCGCGCTGGTCATCCTTACCTGGTCGGCGAGCGTGGTCCTGAACTGTTCATGCCAGGACGTAGCGGCGGCATCGCACCGACCGGCAGCTTTGGCGGTGGCGTTAACGTGGTCGTCAACGTCGATGCCAGCGGCAGTAGCGTGCAAGGTGATGACCAACGGGCCAATCAGCTTGGTCGGGTTGTGTCTGTCGCAGTGCAGCAAGAGATCGTCAAGCAGAAACGCCCCGGAGGATTGCTCGCATAATGGCCACCTTCCCAGCGATCACACCTGCCTATGGCGCCGAGAAGCGCAGCGCACCGCGGCAACGAGTTGTGCAGTTCGGTGATGGCTACGAGCACCGGTTGACCTTTGGTCTGAACCAGAATCCAAAGGAATGGTCGCTGACCTGGAACAACATCACCGAAGCCAATGCAGATACGATTGAGACCTTCCTTGATGCTCGCGCTGCTGATGGCGCTTCCTTTGACTGGACGCCGCCAGACGAAGCAACGTCCTACAAGTGGGTGTGCAGTACCTGGACCAAGTCGATCCCGTACACCGGCAGGGCGGTGATCACTGCCACGTTCCGGCAGGTATTTGAACCCTGATGGCTGTACCGGTCTCAGCGCTGCAGGAGATCAACCCTGGCGCCGTCATTGAGCTGTTCGAGCTGGAGCTGAACACCGCTCAGCATGGTGTTAACGAAACCTATAGGTTTCATGCCGGCGCCAATGCCAATACACCAGGATTCCTGCTACTGGAAGATGGCGATGATTTGTTGCTGGAAGATGGCGACAAGTTCAAGCTGGATCAGCTTGACTACTTTGATGTGGTGTGGGCTGGTAACGCCTACACCAGGTTCCCGCTCGAGGCCGATGGTTTCGAGTACAGCGGCACCGGTCAGCTTCCTAGGCCCAAATTGCGGATCAGCAACCTGCTTGGCACCATCACCGGCTTGATCCTGACGCTGCCGCGCGGCATCGAGGGCGCCAAGGTAACTCGCATCCGCACACTGCTGCGTTACTTAGATGCCGTTAATTGGCCCGATGGGATCAGCCCTTATAGCCCAGATCCGACGGCTGAGTTCCCGCGGGAGATTTACTACATCGATCGCAAAGCCGCGGAAACCCGTGACGCGATCGAGTTTGAGCTGGCATCGGCATTTGACCTGGCTGGTGTCAGGGCGCCCAAGCGTCAGTGCATTAGCAGCTTCTGTCAGTGGGAGTACCGTTCTGCCGAGTGCAGCTACAACGGCAACGCGTACTACAACGAGAATGATCAAGCTGTTGCAACCCTTGCCGAGGATGTGTGCGGCAAGCGATTGGACAGTTGCCGGTTGCGGTTTGACCAAGTCGTCAGGGCCGGCACGGTGACCACTGGCAGCACCGCGTTGGTGCTCGATACGGCCACCACGGTTGAGGCCGGCTCGCCGGTGCGTGGTTTTGGTGTTCCGGCATCCACGACCGTGGTCAGCGTGGCCGGGAACACGATCACAATGAGCGCGGCTGCAACTGCCACTACCAACGTCACCACCACCGGCACGCTGCAGACCAACCGGACACAGATCATCGTCGCCAGCGCAACCGGGCTGACTGTCGGCATGACAGTGTCTGGTCCCAATATCGGCACTGGCACGGTCATCACCGCAATCGCTGGCACGACGATCACCCTGGGACAAGCAGTGGACTGGAACCTGATCAAGGGCGCAGCGGCTGCTAGCACTACCGGGTACATCGACTCCAGCGAGAGCTATTACGGTCGGGGCCGAGACGACAGCGGCGAGGTGGTGGGCACCGTGATCACGGTCAACAGCACCACCGGCATCGCGGTGGGCCAGTTCATCGTCGGCCCGGGTATCCCATCTACGGCTAATGCAAAGGTGAGCGCAATCTATACCAATACTGATGCCGAGTACTTCTACCCTTCATGGGTGCAGACCACTTATGCAGCCACTGTCACGGGAAACAGCGGGACTTTCGAGTTCTACACGATCCCGGCGCAGTCGTCGCAGACCTACACGTTCTCGCCGCCCAGCAGGAACTACACCTTGCGCGACCAGGGGGTCCTGCCATTCGGCGCATTCCCGGGCGTCGGCTCTTACTACACATGACCTGGCGCGACGCTGCACTGGAGCACGCCCGTGCTGAATACCCACGCGAGGCCTGTGGGTTGCTCGTGGTGGTCAGGGGCAAGGAACGCTACTGGCCCTGCAAGAACATCGGCACCAGCGACGAGCTGTTCGTTCTCGACCCGATCGACTTCGCCGCGGCCGAGGATGCAGGTGAGATCCTGGCCGTGGTCCACAGCCACCCGCACACACCACCAGCACCCAGCGAGGTGGACCGCACTGCGATCGAGCGCAGCGGGCTGCCTTGGTTCATCGTGTCGCCGTCAACTGGAGAGTGGAGCGATGAGCTGTTGCCGTGCGGCTACAGGCCGCCGCTGGTTGGCCGCCGCTGGGTGTGGGGCGTGACCGACTGCTGGAGCCTGGCCAGGGACTGGTACGAGCATCACGGCCTGGTGCTGCGGGACTGGCCGCGGCCGCCAACGGCCGAACAGTTCGAGCAGCAGCCGATGTTTGCCGACTGCTGGGAATCGACTGGGTTCCGGCAACTGCTGCCGGATGAAGGCCTCGAATACGGCGACCTGTTGCTATTTCAAATCGGCAACCGCGGCCTTAATCATTGTGGTGTTTACATCGGCGATCAATTGGTCTTGCATCAACTGCGCAATCGGCTAAGCAGCCGCGACATCTATGGCGGTTGGCTGCAGAAGTGCACAGGGCTTAAACTGAGGCATGCAGACGATTCGGGTCTACGGCCATCTTGCCAAGCTGCTTGGACAACGCACGTTCAAGGCAGCCGTTAGCAGCGCCGCCGAGGCCGTCCGATTCTTGCTGGTCAATTTTCCGTGGCTGGAGCGGCACATGAGCGCCCAGTACTACCGCGTCACGGTTGGCGGCTTTGGCCTGACGCTTGATGACCTGCACCATCCTGTTGGGCAGCAGGAGATTCGCATCATCCCTGTAATCGGCGGCGCTGGCGGAGATGTGGGGCAAATCTTGCTGGGCGTTGCACTGGTTATCGGCTCTTTCTTCATTCCAGGCGCTGCTGCGATTGGCACGCTTGGATTGTCGGCGCCAATTGCGGTGAAGGGCCTGGTCGCAAGCATTGGCTTATTTATGACCCTTGGTGGTGTGGCGGGACTGCTGACGCCAACACCCCAGCTATCGCTTGGCAGCGACGGCGCCAACGACCCGCGCAAGAGCTACAGCTTCAGCGGCATTCAAAACACCAGCCGCCAAGGCGTGCCAGTGCCAATCGTCTATGGCGAGACACTGGTCGGCAGCGTGGTGATCAGCGCTGGCATTGACACCGTGCAGGTGAAGGCATGACAGGCGGCAAAGGCGGCGCAAGTGGTGGCCGGTCGCCATCGGAAGCCAAAGACAACCTGATCTCAACGCAGTACGCCGAGGTCATCGACCTGATTAGCGAAGGCGAGATCTATGGCTTGAAGGATGGCGCGAAATCTATCTTTCTAGACAATACGCCGCTAGTAAACGAAGGCGGTGAGTTTAATTTTAAGAATGTCGAATGGTATGAGCGCACCGGCACTGGCTCGACAGTACAGCAGCCAATTCCGTTCGGCTCTGGGCCTGCAAACGAAGTCCCGGTCGGTGTCACAGTCGAAAAGGACACGCCTGTCGTTCGCACAATCACCGACAACAGCATCGATGCAGTGCGGATCACCATCTCGGTGCCGCAACTCCAGGCCTTCAACAACCAAGGCGACATCGTCGGCCAGAGCTTTGAACTCAAGATTGAAATTCAATATGCCGGTGGCGGATTCGAGACCAAAGTCAGCGGCACTGATGGAACCATAAAAGGTCGATCTGCCGACAAGTACCAGCGCGATTACGAGATCGAGCTTGATGGTGCATTCCCGGTCAACATCCGCGTCTCACGCATCACAGCGGACTCCACAAGCGCGAAAGTCAGCAACGCGTTTCAGTGGACCAGCTACACCGAAATCACCCGCGCTAAGTTGCGCTATGGCAATAGCGCCCTCGTCGGTATTCGCGTTGACGCTGAGCAGTTCAGCAACATCCCAGCCCGCAGCTATTTGATACGCGGGATCAAGGTTTCGATCCCCAGTAATGGCACGGTTAGCGCCATCAATGGCAGTATCACCTACTCCGGCGTGTGGGACGGCACCTTTGGAGCTGCTCAGTGGACCACAGATCCAGCTTGGATTCTTTGGGATCTGCTAACTAGTACCCGATACGGATTCGGCGATCACATCACTGCTGCGCAGCTTGATAAGTTTGCTTTCTACGCCGCATCGCAATACTGCTCAGAGCAGGTTGACGGCGAGCCTAGATTCTCTTGCAATGTCAATATCCAAACAGCAGAAGAAGCGTACAAGCTGATCAACGACATGTGCTCGGTCTTTCGAGTGATGCCGTATTGGTCTACGGGTGCGCTGACCATCAATCAAGACAAGCCGCAAGATCCGGCTTATCTGTTCACACTGGCGAATGTTACCCCCGAAGGCTTCAGCTATCAGGGTGCCAGCCTCAAGTCCAAGCCGACGGTGGCCGTGGTCAGCTACCTGGACCTAGAGCTGCGGGACATCGCCAAGGAAGTGGTCGAGGACCGCGACGGGATCAACCGCTTTGGCGTGATCACCACAGAACTGAGCGCCTTTGCCTGCACCAGCCGGAAGCAGGCACGGAGGCTTGGTGAGTGGTTGCTCTACACCAACCGCTATGAAGGCGAGGTGATCAGCTTCACGACATCCATTGATGCCGGTGTGGTCGTGCGCCCGGGGCAGGTGATCGAGGTCTCCGATCCGACCCGCAGCTCCGAGCGCCGCGGTGGGCGGATCACATCCGCAACGACAACAGCAATCACCGTTGACAGCGCCACTGGCTTGGTGCTCGGCACCAGCCCGACGCTGTCGGTGATCCTGTCGGATGGCACGGTCGAATCCAAAACGGTGTCATCCATCGTCGGCGATGTGATCACAGTCAGCAGCGCGTACTCAACAGCGCCGAACGCCAACAGCATCTGGATCTATCAGACCACTGACATCCAGGCCACCACCTGGCGCGTCATCGGCATTACCGAGCAAGACCAGGCGCAGTACAGCATCACCGCGATGGCGTACAACAGCGGCAAGTACGACTACATCGAGCGCAATCAACCGCTGCAAAAGCGTGATGTCACGAACCTTAACGTCATTCCTCCGGCGCCAACTGGGCTCACGGCAACTGAAGCGCTCTACGACAACAACGGCGTCGTCCAGTCGAAGCTGGTGATCAGTTGGGTCCCAGTCGACGGCATTAGTACCTACAGGTTCCGGTATCGACTGGAGGACAACAACTGGACTGATTTGACAGTCCAGCGACCTGACTACGAGATCCTCGACACCACGCCAGGCGTCTATCAGATCGAGGTCTACAGCGTCAGCCCCACCAACCTTCGCTCGTCATCACCCGCCACCAATACCATCACCGCACTGGGCAAGACGGCTCCACCGGCATCGCCCACTGGTCTCAGCCTGGTTGCGATCGACGAGGCGTCGGCTGTCATCAGTTGGAACCGCAGCCAAGAGCTGGACGTGATCCTGAACGGCAAGGTGCTGATCCGGCACCAACCGGTGCTGACCGGCGCATCGTGGGAGAACGCGCAGGAGATCGTTGCCGCAGCGGCTGGCGGCCAGACACAGAAGCAGGTGCCATTGCTCGAGGGGACCTATCTGCTCAAGTTCGAGGACGACACCGGCAATCGCAGCAGCACGGCGTCCGCAATCATTGTTGACCTGCCGACGCCACTGCCGCGGCTGATCGTCCAGACCTACACGCATCCGCCGTTTGATGGCACCTTCACCGGCATGTTCTACTCGGCCGAATCCGAGGGCATCTTGCTGGCGGGTACGGTGCTGGTGGATGACATGGGCACCTGGGACGACCTTGGCTCGATCGACAGCATCGGCGACATCCTGCCGACAGGCACCTACGAGCTGGGTGACACGCTTGACCTGACCCAGGTCTATGACATCAACATCAGACGGACGCTTGAGTTCACCACGCTGGCCGCCGGTGCCCTGATTGATGACAAAACGCTTTACATCGACGACTGGGGCCTGATCGACGATGCTGCGCCCGATGGCCCGAATGCGTCGATGTATGTCCGCAGCACGACCGACAACCCATCAGGGTCACCAACTTGGGGCGAATGGCGCGAGTTCGCCAATGCAACGGTCCGCGGTCGTGCATTCCAGTTCAAGGTCATCGCAACAACCATCGACCCATCGCAGAACATATTGATCACTGATGTCGGCGTTACAGCCGAGATGCAGCAGCGTGCCGAGATTTCAGATGTGCACGACACGCTCAACACAGCGGCCGAGATCCAGGCTGGTAGGGACTACACCATCGTGAGCGCAGGGACGACGGACTTCACGTTGATCGGCGCAGCCAACAACAACCCTGGCACCAAGTTCACCGCAACTGGACCAGGCACCGGCACCGGCACTGCTGCTGGGCCGTTCCTGATCGACTTCGTTGACAACTTCTACCAGTCGCCTGCGATGGGCATCACGATCTTTGACGCAGAAAGCGGCGACTACTTTACACTGGATACGCTATCCCGGACTGGCGTTGATCTTGTGATCCAGGACAACAGCGACAAGCCAGTCGCACGCAACTTCCAATACACCGCCGTTGGTTACGGCAAGGAGATCACCTAATGGCGCAGAACGACCTGAGCATTGCCAATCTGGCCGGCGCCGCATTTCGCGCTGACCTGAATAACGCTTTGTCCGCGATTGCGTCAAAAAATAGCGGCGATAATTCACCTCAGGACGCAGTCTCGGGTTCGTTTCCATTTCAAGAATGGGTTGATACTAACGCTACTCCAGTAACGCTTTATATTCGTGACAAAGACTCGAATAGCACTTGGTATCCCGCTGCGCAGTACCAAACAATTGGCGCCGGCGGCACAGGTGATCGATGGGGATTCAATGATCGCAAGTTGTATTACCGATTGAACTCGGCCTATACAGGCTCAAACGTTAATACGGCTCAGAGCCTGTTTGGCGTTGGTGTGAGCCTTGCGGAAGGCACTGTTTATGAGTTCACGATGGCTTTTACGCTTACGAAGGCGAGCGCCTCAAACGCAACGCACACTATCGGGCTTGGATTTGGAGGTACGGCAACGCTGAACAATATCAGTTATACTCTTATTGGTGTATTTAATTTTGCCGCAAATACTCCATCTATTACATCGCCTGACATTTTTAACTATGTGCAGACAGCTTCTAATACAGTGATGACCGCGTCGGCTAACATAAGCCCACAAGCTTATACGTTCCGCGTTTTTGTCACGGGAACAGTTTCGGTTAATGCCGCTGGAACTTTCATTCCACAATACACACTTAGCGCAGCGCCTGGTACCGCATATTCGACCACTGCAGGCAGTCACATTCGAATGATGCCGCTTGGTGGTGCCGGTACGATCAACATCGGCAACTGGTCGTAAACTGTAATCACGCACAGGATCCCCAATGGCCGACCGTAAGACCTCTGACCTGACAGCGCTTACGGCGCCTGCTGCAGGCGACTACCTGCCGATCGTTGACATCAGCGAGGCATCGGCCGCCAACAAGAACAAGCGCATCACGATCGAGGAACTGCTCCGCGGCGCACCAGATGGCACCGCGGCAGCACCCAGCATCGGCTTTGAGAGCGACCCCAACACCGGCATCTACCGGCCTGGCGCGGATCAGCTTGCGATCAGCACGGGCGGCACGGCGCGGTTGTTTGTTGACTCCGCAGGCAACGTAGGGGTGGGCACTACGAGTCCTGGCAGCATTTTTGATGTCAAGCCATCCGCAAGTGCTTCGACAATTCGATACGAAGTCGGCACGCTCAACTCTGATTCAATCAGGATTAGCGCAGGTGGTACGGTAAATACTTACCTGGAATATCGCGGGTATTTGGGACATGCGTGGTTTGTAGACGCAACCGAACGCGCCCGCATCGACAGCTCGGGCCGCCTGTTAGTTGGCACGTCTAGTGCGCGTGCAAATTTCTTTAACACCTCATGGACGCCACGTTTGCAAATAGAAGGCACTTCAGACACCACTAGCGCACAAGCATTAATCTGCAATTCTAGTGACATTTAT